ATTCTACTCTAATCTTTTGTAATGGGATATTGAATAACTCTGAATAGTATTTCTTATATAGAAGTATTTGTGCATTCTTAAACTTGTCCGCCTTTTGATATTGATTCCAACCCATTGTTGAAGTCTTAAGGTCAATGATGATGATTGAGTTCTCAGCCATATCTCTTAATACAATATCAATAAATCCAATGAAGTTTACACCTTCTTTGATTTTAGCGTTCAAAGGAATTTCAATACCAACCAATTCATAGCCGGATTTTGAATAAAACTTTTGCATGTTCTTTGTAAGCCATGCTAATATTCGTCTACCATCTCCATAAAATTCTTCTAATTCTATTTGAGTACAAGGAGTTCCTTCACTAAGAGAATCCTTCTCCTTAGTAAAAGCATCTTTCATTTTTTCTAAAAGAAGTTTATCTAAATTAATTTCATCTGCTTGCTTTTTAGAAACACCATACATAACCGAAAGGTAATGTTGGATAGTTTCGTGCATTCCAGTTCCAAAGATTGTGTGAATGTTACCAGAACTCTCACCCAATTTATCTATGTAGTTTAATTTGTATTGTTGTGGACAATTACTCCACATACTATATTGTGAAAATGATACTTTTGCCATTATGTTATTTTATTGTATAAAGATACGAAAAATACCCGAGTAAACCAAATTAAACTTTGAGTTTTAACTTAGTAATTTCTTTAGGGTCAGTACCATACGCTTGAGCTATTTCTTTAATGTGTAATTTACCATTTGTAGTTTCGTAAAGTATTTCTAAATAACCTTCAGCTTCTAATTGAGATACCTCATAATATTGTGAAACTAATTCAACAACCCATTTTTCATATTTTTCAGCTGATGCCGGTTTCATATATTTTAAGAATGCTCTAGTCTTTGGAATTAATTCTATCAATGCTAAATACATTGCTTTAGGTGGAGCATTTTGTATGTACGGCTGTATATCTGCAATTGTCTCAATCCACTCAGGCTTCATAGAAAGAAAACGAAGTATCATATAGTTACTCCATGTCTTTTTATCGGCATCTTCTAGCTTATCCCAATACTTTGGGTCTTTCTTATCCGTAATTGCATTTAAGTGGTCGAATAGTGATTTTGCCATATTATGCTTCTTCTTCTACTTTTAAACCCGGAGGTAATAATTCGTTTAATACTTCACCACAATCTCCACAAAGGAATAACTCTACGGGCAATACTTCATCTTTTGGTTTGCCTGATAATAGTTTTGAAATCTTACGAAATCCAAACCCTTGTACGAAAATTTCACCACCACACTTACATGCAATTGGAGTTGTTTTTTCTAATGGAATTGGTTTTTCTTCTTGTGGTGCTATTGGCTGCCCACCTGCTCCTAAAATATTTGCCATATTATAATGTATTTAAAATTTTAATCATTGTAGCTGCTGCTATAATTTCTTTATCATTTGCTAAAGAAGAATTAGCAACGGCCTCTCCTAAAAATAGAATAACTCCAGATGTATTGTTTGGTGCATATTCATCAACCTTATCATAAAGTAAAGTATATAATTCTGAAAAGTCATTTGCTTTAGAATCTATGATAGCTTGTCTTACTTTCATATATTTGTTTCTGCTATCATCATTTGATTTAAGAATATCTAATACTTTCATCTTATAATCATTTTCTAATAGATTTTGTACATCTACGTTTAACTTACCTTTATTTGAATTTAATTGGCAAGTGTTTATTACCTTACGAATATCAGGATAACTAGCATCAATAATTGGAACTAAATCCTTAACATCAAATTCAATACTTTCAGCTTTCAAAATTTTACTCATTTGAATTGCAACATCTTTTTTGGTTGGAGGAACAATTTGAAATGATTGACATCTACTCTGAATTGGTTCGATTACTTTTTCAACATAATTACAAGTTAATATAAAACGGCAATGTGCTGAAAATGTTTCCATTAAGTTTCTTAGGATAGCTTGTGCCTCCTTACTCATATAATCAAACTCATCCAAAATAATTACTTTAAATTTTTTAAAGCCCATTGATGATGCGAAGTTCTTTACTTTAGTTCTTACCATCTCAACATTATTCTCATCAGATGCGTTGATAATCATATAATCACAATCAATTGATTTAACAATCAACTTTGCTAATGTGGTTTTACCAGTACCAGCTCTACCAAATAATAGTAGATGTGGGATATCATCGTTTTCTAAATAACCAGCAACTTTTGTTTTTAAGTGTTCGTTGCCTACATAATCATCTAACTTTGTTGGTCTATATTTTTCAGTCCACAATGTATGATTTACACTTTCTTTTTGATATTCAAACATATTTTATTTTTTATTTTCCAGTTGAACCAAATCCACCTTCGCCTCTTTCTGAATCTGAAAGTTCTTCTACTTCATAAAACTCAATTTGTGGATGTGGGATAATCATAATTTGTGCAATTCTATCACCTACTTTATAGAAGTTATTTGATGTATCTTCCGTATTTTTTGTTTCATCATACATACGTTCTCCACCAAACACTTTATTAAACGTAGCTTGTAGTTCACCTCTATATCCACTATCAATTACTCCAACCGAATTACTTAATTGTAAACCAGTCTTTCGGATTGATGAACGAGGGAATACCAATCCAACAAACCCATCTCTAATTTCCATCGCAATACCAGTTCCGTATGTAATTTGTTCAGGTGTATCTTTAATGATTTCCGTTGCTACTAAATCCATACCAGCATCACCTTCTTTAGCGTAAGTAGGAATTACTGCATTAGGCTTCAGCCTCTTTATTTTCACTTGCATTTGTAATAGTTTTAAAAGATTCTTTTTGTTTATTTCTCAATTCTATACCTTCATTAGTAAGTTCTCTAGCAAATAATCTGAATACTTTACCAGTCTTTCCATTTTGAAAAGTTATATATGAATTCTCAACATTTGTAATTGTAAAAATTACTTTAGGGTCTTCGTTTTTATCTGATTCATTATCCGTCCAAGCAAATATTTGTGGTTCATCTTCATCAAATTGAAAACACCACTCACATTCTTCATACTTTTTTTGTGATAAGGTAACCTCAGGTGATTTAAATTCAATCACTTCTTCTTTTTTTGTTTTTTTAGTTTTTGCCATAATTTTATTTTTTATCTTCCTACTTCTGATAGGTATTTTGCTTTCATTTCTTCCCAACTAATTCCAATAGCATCTATGTAGAATAAGTGTTCGGGTTTAATTCTTCCTTCATCATGTAGTTTTGTATATCTACTGATTGCGTGTTTCTTCCACCATTTGTTGATGTATTCAGTGCCTTGCTTAAACTTATCTTTGATGATTAATTTATCTTCGGTAATTTCGTTACGAAGGAATTCACATCCGTTTTCATACATCATAGCCATATATACACCTCTCTTAAAACCATGATGATATTCGTTTGCTTTAATACTACACTCTTTGAAAATCTTTCCTAATATCTTTTGTTTGATACCACTAACAGGTCCGTTAGCTTCATATCCCATATTAGCACCATTACGAGCTCTTTCTCTAGTAATATTTTCTTCATACCACTCTGAATGATTTTCCTTAATCCATTGATGCCAAGGGTCATAGAATTTATCATCCGGCTTCATACTAATTTTACCAGCTGATTCACCTAATGTTTTAAAAAGTGGAATACCATTGTATTGAGAGTGAATACCATACAAAGATGTTGTACCTACTGCAATCAATACATTCTTATACTTCTCTTTCCAATATGCTCTAACCTCCGGTGTAGTTGTCATCATAGCGATTAACTTACCACCTAAGAAGTTATAACCTAATGGCTGAGTACATACAATAGTAGAAGCGATAGTGGTGTTATTTAACTTACCATCAACAAACTTATTATCCTTAGTCCAACCAATGAAGTTATCTCTAACTGCCATAGCGGTAACATCGGATGCTAATGAAATTTGTCCTAATAGTTTTCCACTTACTCTATCCTTTACATTAATCTTTACATTACGGCCAGGGTTTGCTGTAAAATCCATTGTGTGAATCATACGTCTTACCGCTGCCCATTTAGTAGATTCCTTCGGGTCATCCACAATCTCAACGTAAGGGTCTAACGATTCAATTTCTTTTATCGTTAGCTCCTTATTGTTGATATCAGTTGGTTTCCATTGAGAATCGTAATAAGATGCTATTTGGGCTTTTGCTTGAATCATTGTAGGTTCTTGCAATTCTACCCACTTCTTATACAATGTTTGTTCTTGAACAGACATCGTCATAAGGTAATCCATATTTTCAATTAACTTCGTCTTTTCAGATTCAAAGTCAAAGATAGGTTTTTGTGGTTCAGTTTCCCAAAAGCTCATAGTACGTTTTTTAATTATTTAATCTCAACTAAGTAATAATTCGAAGTATAATCACCATCAGTAAATGATACGTGTGATAACCCCTTAGATGAAATCTTCAATGAAGATGTCTTAGAACCTTTGTTAGCCATTAAGATAGCTTTCAAATACTTTGCAGAGAATGCAATTGGTTCGATATCTTCAGTTGAATTAATAGCAACATCAATAGAGATTCTATTTGAGTTGATTGAAGAATACCCTAAGATAATTTCAGATTTTCCAGCCTTAGAAGTGAATGTGAATGTATCTGCATCAGATAACGCTCCTTTAGATTTGATGAACTTATTGATAAAGTCATCATTTAATGTTACCTCCACATCAAATGGTGGTAATGCTTTCAAATCAGGTACTGCAGGAATCACCGATGGTGCTGCTAACATATATTGTACCTTAGTTCCTTTATCAGAGAACTTAACTGCCCCAGTTACTTCCTCAACTGAAATTGCCTCATCTAACACACTCAATAATCCTTTCAATTGAGATGTAGTATAGATGCCGAATTCACCATTAGGGAAATCACCTTCTACCACAGTAACATCACCTAATAAGGTTTTGTCATCGGAA